ACTGTTGATGGCGGTACTTTCTAAAGGAGCCATATGGCTAACATTGTAAAACTTAAAAGATCAGGCACTGCGAATGCAGTTCCAGCTGCAAATGTATTAGAGTATGGAGAGCTGGCAATTAACTATGCAGATGGCATCTTGTTTTATAAAGATTCCAGCAACACAGTTATTTCATTTGATCTGAATCCAAGTTTTAATATTAATGATGTTGGTGCTGAGTTAGCTGATCTTCAAGTTGAAGTTGCAATGCAAGCGTTTTAATGTCTAAAACCTAATTTCTGGTACAATTGAATATTATGGATGATGTCAAGATTAACACAAGTAAGACTCTTACATTGACACTTCCAAGCGACCCCACAAGCAATGTTGTCTCTGTAAGCCTTTATCATGAATTCGGAGCTCTTGTTTCAGGTCCAACAAATGCAACAAGAACAAGTGCCGGGGTGTATACAATCACTTATGGGCAGCAGGCTTCTGGTATTTATATTTTAAATAGTGCCGGAAAGCATCGTGCCGATTTTACTTATACGATTTCTGGAACATCTTATACCCAATCACAATATATTAATGTTTATACGCCCTATGCAGATATAGATACATTCTTTACTGACCACCCAGATCTTGAGACTGATTATTATGAAAAATTCGATAAAATGGAGAAGCGTGTCAGGAATATAATTAATACATTCTGTGGGCAATCATTTGATTATTATCCAAATAAGTATATTGAAATTTCAGGTTCTGGAAAAAATTTAATGCATCTTCCATATCCAATAAATACATTAAGAAAAGTTACTGCAAATACAGGAGATGAGGATCAAATAGTTATTCATGATTCTACAGATGCAACTCTTAATAATATAGAGAAATCAAAAGAGCCGCATAATTTTAATTCAAGCTATTATATTCAATTTAAAAGATCTTTTCTCGACAGTGTTCAGACAATAATTTATTCTTCAAAATTTGATGAGGGTGATGATTATAAAATTGAGGCAGATTTTGGTTGGAGATATGTTCCGGATAATGTAATTCAAGCTGCTGATTTATTATTGGAAGATATGATGAATGGAGACTCCGACTATAGAAGGCATGGTATAAAAAGTGTAGATATGGACATTCTTAAGTATGATACAAAAGATAGTTTTTATGAATCTACCGGCAACATTGATGCGGATGTTTTGCTTATGGATTATACTTTGTTTGTAATGGATTATGTGGTCTAAATGTCTTACGAAACATTTTTTCGTTTTGCACATAAATGCGATGTCTATACAAAGACAACATCTACAAATGCTGCTGGGCAAGAATATGCCTCATTTTCTAAAGCCGCTACAATAGGTTTTCAATTTCAAGCCCCAACTACGCAATCTACATCATCTAGTGATAGAAGATTGTCACCATATGTTGATAACTTTTCAAAGTATGAAGGGATAGTGCCTTCAATATATGAAGAGTATATTAGTTATGATAATAGAATAACAAATATAACTGATGCAAAAGGTAATCAAGTTGATACAGATACATATGAGATTGTTGGCATTCAACCAAAATTTGTATTTTCTGGTAAAAAACATCATATAGTTATTTCTTTAAGAAGAGTGGTGGAAGTCTAATGTTTAAGATTCATGTAGTAAATAATTTACCAAATATTGTTGATAAACTCGACATGCTAAATATTAATATTCAGTCAGCAGTGGCTGATGCTGTAATGTCAGCAGAGCCAGAAATAAAAAACCTTTTCGATAGTCAATACTTTGAAAATACTGAAATTGAAATAATTCCATCCGTAGAAGGTATTGGTGTACATATAAAAAATTTGGATGAAGATTATTACTATTATCAAAACACAACAGGGTCTTCTTATTATGATATTGGTGTAAAGGCAAAAGATATTATTGTAAATAAAGTTAGAGAAAAATTTGGAACTAATATATGAGTCTGCCAATATATGATATTAATACTCATCTTAAAACAGACACTGATATTGTCGCTGCTGCTGGCAAGCAAATGAGTTTCTATCCAGTTATAGCTCCAGGTAGTGCAACAGCGCCATATGTAGTTTATTACTATAATCCACTCATACCGGATCCAGACAGGCACTGGATGAGGAAGGATATGGTTAGATATTCTATATTTGATACAGATGTCGAGCGTTTATTTGAGATAGCTGAACTTTTTATCGAGACTCTTGGTAAAGCAGATACGATTGCTAAGTCTGGCGGGGTAGAAGCAACAGGTCAAGACCGTAGGATATTAGCATCGGCACAAACAGATTCCAGCCTAGCAGTGCCTTTAGAGAAAGAAGGGTGGTATAGGATGAATTTAGACTTTAAAATCTGTAATGTATAAAAAAACATATGGTACAATATATTCTGTATGGAATTTATTACAATTACCTATGTTGGGAGAACTCCCGGTTACATAGCAAAAATTGGAAATTCTATATATGAGTTTGAATGGAATAAATCTCTCGGAATCGGTAAACGACAAGGAGAGGTGAATCCATCACACATTTCTAAGATCGCTAATTGGCGTGACAAGAAGGGTCGGAGGATATTCCGACTTGATAAATTAGGAGGAAATGCAAATGGCAGTTAATGTCGCAAATATCGTCGTTGGTGAGGCAACAATTAAACTTGGTCCCTCGGCTAACGCAACAACGATTGCTGCAATGGACAACTTCGCAGATGTCGGCGCTACACAAAACGGTGTCGAAATTTCGTGGGAGCCGGACATTGTGGACATCGAAATCGATCAGTTCGGTGATGCAGCAAAGCTGATTCAGTCAAAAGTTAAGGTGATGGTCAAGACGACCCTTGCTGAGGCAACGCTGAACAACCTTGCAATCGCATGGAATTATGATGACCAAGGCGGTGGCGCTGCGGCTGATGGTGATGACATCAAGGCAAATTTCGCTGGTTCAGGTGCAAGCACAAACACATTCCTGTTTGGTACGCAGAACGTGTACCCGCGTGAAAAGGGCTTGGTTGTTGTCGGCTCAGCCCCGGGTTCATCGGCAGCTGCAGTTAAGAGTCGTAGCTTTTACACAAAGCGTGCGATCTCGATGGAATCATCGATGATCAGCATGAAGCGTGCAGAGGCAACGATGTTTACTGTAGGCTTCCGTATCCTTCCCACAGTGGCGGATACAAACTACGAATACGGCAAGATTATCGATCAGCAATAATTGATTGAAAAATCGTAAAGTTGCTCTCGCAACTGCCTATCTTGTGATAAACTTGATAGGTAAGGAGCGAGAGCTTCTTTATTTTAACAACAAAGCGAGGTGCTTTAAAAATGAGTGATAATAAGGATATCTTGGCAGGAACCGAAATTCTTTTCGCAGATGGAAAGAAGAGAGTGGTCAAGCCTTTGACAATTCGTAATCTTCGTAAGTTCATGAAGATTGTGAAGAATCTTAAGAATGAGGAAACGCTGGAAGATGCGGATATTGATGTGATGGTTGAAGCCGCCGCAGTTGCCTTGGGTGTTGTTGACCCAGAGTTGGCGAATGATAAAGAAAAGCTCGAAGATGTGCTTGATCTTAGGTCGTTCGGTGCTTTGATGACCGCCGCAATGGGGTCCGACCCTTCCTTCTAGGCGAGGAGAGTGAAGTATCCTCCGACACAAGTTGGGAGGACATTCCTCTTCTCAAATATGAATCTGAAATATTTATAAAAACCGGAGCTTGGAACAGCATCGGAGAGTTAGAGTCATGCCTAACTCTCAACGAGCTGTTCCTTCTCTATCGTGCGGCTGTTAATGAAACAAGTACTGCAATGAAGATAGCCGCCGCAGCACAAGGTGCAGATGTTGACTTTGATGAAGACTGGTATAACCCAGCGCCAAAGAGAATTATCCAAGGACTTGATATTATGCAGATGGGAATTGGTCTTGGATATGAACAAACTCCTGCAAAATAGTTGATTTTATTCACCTAGTGTGTAATAATTAATATGGCTGAACTATGTCTGATGTTGGTGATATTCGCATAACTACTAGTGTTGATACTAGTGCTGCAACCACTGCTACAGAAGTTTTAAATAGATCACTTGCTCAGTTGACAAGTCAGATAAATAGTTTTTCGCAATCAGCTAATAAGGCTGCTGATGTGTATGGTTCTTTAAATAGAATAACTCAAGTAGCAACTACTCAAACAAAAACATTAAC